CTCATGTGTCGGGAGGATAATATCATCTCCATACACGCACGTGTTTGTCCAATCAATAAATAAAGTTGGACCGCCACGCTGAGCACGGTATCCGTAAATTAGCGAGCATAACACCAACGTCATAAGAGGGAAAGTAAAACCATTCCCCATCGACGAGAATTTATGTAACTGCACAACCGATCCGTTATCGCTAACGGTCGGCGTGCGGCATAAACTCAGCGCCGCAAACCATTCGTAAGGAAGGAGTGAAGCCACAAACTCAATGCTTATCGAGTCTGAAGCCATAGACAGGTCGAGCGTTGCTAAAGCGCCCGTAAGAGAACCCTCACGGGCCAGAGTTTGATTTCTACTCTGGTCACGAGTGTCCTGCCCAATGCGGCGCAACCGTTCGGCAATGTAACCGCCAAACCCACCCTGAACTAAGGAGTTCAAAGTCGGTTCCGTCATAACAGTACGGAACGTTTTCGCATTCTTCGGCACAAAACTGATCCTTCCGTCCATAAGTTGAAGACAGAGATCAGACACTGTTGTTTCTGTTACACTGACGTCATCCTCTGTATAACTAACAGATTTAGGCGTTTCGTGTAACCCCATATAATGGGGCAATTCCTCATAAAGAAGAGGAACCAGTGGAAGCATATTTGTGCTACACGACGGTACGGCGCTCAATTTAATACGAGCGCACGCATTTCTTTTTCGTACCGAGGTCGTTGCTCCAGGCCCAAACTTCAAATCCAGCGATGAAATGCTGGGGACAGGTCCTAACACTTCCGCAATTTTACGTTCAGCGCGCTTAAGTACGCGACTGACGTCTGATGTAAAACTAAAATCATCAGAAGCAGAAAGGTTAAAGAGTCTGTTCGTCCGAAGACATTCTAATTCAGACTTGTAAAAGTTGACCCGCGCTACTGCTTCCTTGTCAACACCAATGTCCAAGTCCCCTAGCTTCGTGAAGAAGCCGAGAGCTTGGCGCATATGTAAAACTGTATTGACGGTGTAACCGTAACTATAGTCAATCTCATACGCGCATAACTCGGCAAATCTCCTTTCGCGAATTAGCATCGAAAGAAAATCTGCGTCGCTGCCGGCACGCCGGCAATGCGCAAGAGCGAGATCCGAAAGAATCTCAATACTTTGGGAACCAGGTAACACCTCGTCCCACGAGCTTAAATTAAGCATATAATCTCCATAAGAGCATCACGTGAAACCATAACTGCACATCTACGCGGCGAATGCTGCGCAAGAACGTACAGCTAAGAGGGTACCTTACGTTGGCATTACGAGCATATCAAACAGCTCAGCCAACGGGCCGGCCGTGATAACAGGGGTAGTCGTCGAAAGATTATTCCGAACGTTGCTAGCCAGCTGTTTCACGATCCTCCGAGAAGTCGGAGTACCGCGCGTGTTAAAATAGCCGACAGATTCATCGGTGTCAACATACGCGATTTTCGGCGCCGCGGTATAACCAGCGGCATTCTGTCCAGTAATCGATTCCATTACAGGGATCTCAACCCGACAGGCCACCCGAATGATCCCACTTGGAAGCTTGCGCTTCTTCATGGTAATCACACCCTGAGCTTCGTATGGGAGAGCGGCGTTCTGCTCTCTCCACACGGCGATGGACTCTCCATTGAGAACGGAGATTCCTTCACCGAAGAAGGTATGGGAAACGGGGGTCGAAGCGCCATCAAAGGCAGTTATGTTCGCTTGTTGCGACATAATAAGTACTCCAGTTGTACGGCCTTGGGGTAATTCCCAAGACCGGAAACACCTATAACACAGACGGCGAGGTCATTTCATTGACCTCACAACCTGCATGAATAGGGTAATAGCGTCAAGAGCCCGGGTAGCAGGATTGTTACCTATAGGGTTCTTAAACGTTGGCAATGGTACGGTCAAGGACGTAACAATCGTCCTACTGATCTGTACGTACGAATTAAAACTCATACCTACAGAACTGTAACCATACGTGTGAGCACCGCTACCATAAATGTAGCTATAAGGCAGAATTGTGCCGGTGACCTTACCTTTATACCAATCAAAGGTAGTCCTCACATATGTTCCCTTCGTAATGCTAGAAATCACATTACGGGCCTCCAAATACGTACCGATAGGAATAAACCAATCGGCCACAAAGGAGAACGGAACAAGCTCCCACACAACAGATTCTGGATTAGTTAGTCCCAGATATTGTGGGTAAGAGAATGGCTTTTCCTCTACAATGGCAACTATCGATTTAAGATAGCGACCAGTCCCCGATACCGAAAAAACGGTAGGAGACGAACAGAACACATTCTTTCCAATAAATCTTTGGACATGAATGCGCCGTACTCGAGGAACGTCCTTATTGCGAATGGCATCAGATAAATCAAAGATGTCTTTCAGTAAAGGACGCCAGGCATATCTGAGCTCCAACCATAATTCGGTTGCCGAAATCGTATCTTTCCCAAATTTGGTAGAGGTACGAAACTTCAATAAGTCGTTCGAAGGTTTTGCCTTCAAAATACTTAGGGCTTTTGATATTTGCAGTTTTTTCACAGCAACCGCGGCCTTCGCCAGCTGTTTAGCGCGAGAGGCAATCGAATCGACGGTTTTACCGAGTTCACCGACAAAGATACCAGCGTTCCAGTTAGAAACGCGATACTTATCGGCAAGCTTCGCTAATAAAGCGATCTCATCGTTTGAATCCCACGCGCGAACATTGGAGGCCCCAATAGTTGGACTTGCGTCCTCGTACAGAGTAATTACTCCAAAATCTCGCTGCCACCACGACATCGTTCCTGAAAAAAGAAACGATCGAGTACCCGAATAAGGGTGCTCGGGACGAACTCCCGCCAGCCGATCGGCTGCCGTAAGATTCGTACCTGTCGTGTTTCTGTCTGAATAAAAACCAAACAGATATGTACCCGGTCCGGGCAATTTAGGTTTAGAAACCCGATTGTTCCAGACATAGTTTACAGTGGACATAAAAAACACTCCTCGCCCGCTTGGGCGATA